GCATCCAATGCATTCTTGGTACCACTAGCAACATTCCAGCCGGAATCGACTGCATCTGAATTCCAGCCTAACTTCTCCCAGTAAATTAATACTGACAGTCTGGTTTTATTGCCATAGATACCGTCTACTGCCAGTGGATGGAAGCTTTCACCTGCTAATACAGCGTTTAGCTTTGTTTGAAGCCATTTGATATCATCAGGTGCTGAAGTCTTTGATATGACGCCGCTTGGGATGGTGGTTCCATCTGTATAAACAACTCCAAAATAAGTGCATATTCCTTTGCAGGTAGCCTCTGCATCTGCCTTTTGAAAGGCTATATCAAGCATAGTTTTCGCTTCTGTCAGATTGTCCATAAAACCTGATTCCGTTAGTATCGCAGGCATAGTAGTATTTCTTAATACTGCTATATTAAAACCCGACTGCTCTAGGTCTGTTTTAACGCCGCGGTTTGTTCTTCCATGAATCTTCACCAGCTCTGCCTGGACTAAGGTAGCCAGGTTTCTGGTCCCACTGCCTGCATATTGAGATATGATTGTCTCAATACCATTGGCAGTTGACCATACCCCAATGCTGGCGTTGTAATGCTTTGATATAAATGCATCTGCTCCGGCGTTATTGGCAGCGGTATAGCGGTCTACTAAAGGCACATCGGTTGTGCCGGGACTTACATTCATAGTCTCAAAGCCATTTCTTTTGAGTGCCTCAATTAGATATTCTGCTGTCGGTTTGTTGAATTCCTTTTCCCGGATGGAATCCCCTGCCTTCTTGCCATACCAGTCTTCCGGGATAGGGGGGGTGCGTTTTCCTGCGGTCTCCATGCCATGACCGCTGTCTACTGCGATTAACATAGTATCACTCCTCCTTTTCTTTCCCTTTGATAAAACTTCTTAATGCTTCATACATTCCTGTACTGGCTAACCCACTTATCATGCCGCCTAATACTACTGTAGCACTAAAATTGGAAATATTCACTAAAATATTTATAATTGTGCCGATTACCAGCATGATTAGGGGTATATATTTATTGTTAATAAAGTCCAGGCTATTTTTGATTACATAACCTAAACACAGACATATTCCTAAAACTACTAGGTTGATATACTCGTTTAAGAATGTCACATTCATCTTTAGCTCCCCTCTGCGACCTTTGGTCGCATGTAAATCCTGTACAACCCTTTGTACAGGCGTACTTCTGTTATCCTTTTCCTATGAAAGTAAGTGCCTCAAAAGTTTTACTTCATTTATGACTTTTGAGGCACCTTGATACTAACATTGATATCAAATACCGTCGTATTGTTAGTGACGTTGACTTTTTTTGTTTAAACCCCTCGTTTTATTATATTAAGGTGTGTCTGAAAATTGCTTGTACTGCCAGTGTATTGTCCGAATCCTCTGGATATCAGTCAGACAGTGCACTAGAAGCGTTCCTTTGTATTCCCAGCCGGGAAACGATTTCAGACCTATTTAGTTATCCTGCTCACCGGTTCGTTTATACAATTCAATGATATCCAATCGCTTATGGGCTTGCTTTGCGGATTCTTCTAAACGAATGATTCGTTCTCTGTCGTCCTTAATATCGTTTTTTACATTGGTCATTTCTGCTTTGATTTCTGTTATGCCATTTCCGATGTTCTCAAGCTTCACAATGACTGTGGTCAGCTCGCTGGCATCCTGCTTCGCATCGGTTTTCTGATTGCGCTTTATTGCTGCTATTCCGGTATAGATACCGAATGCCAAGGATACACCGGAAATTAGTAAAGCTACTTCAATCGTCATAGGCATCTCCTTTATGGATTTTATAAGATATTATTTAAACAAAACGAGTTTTATTGATTATTTTATTCCTGTGTAAGTGCCAAAAGTTCATTATATTCATCCTTGGTTATTCTATTATTGATTAAAAATATATCCAAAATAGTAGCCAATTCTTCCTTGTTTTTTTTACCAATAGCAATAATCTTTTTCATATTTAAATAAGTATCCATTATTTTTCCTCCTAGTTTGTTCTATACTAATCCTAATTCTAGCATTGACATTCTATAGTCAAGATCCACTTCTATTTCGGCTTGATGATGTTCAATACTAGCGGTCTGACCTTGCAATAAAGAAATAGACTGACTTTCAGTAGGATTAGCTATTACTTCTGTATCATCATCTCTGTAAAACCTGCCCGTTTTAAATGTATATCCTATCTGTAAAGGATATTGTGTTGTGTCTATAGCACACGAACTTTCTCCATATAAGGTAACGGCAAGTTGATTTGCTGTTTCATAATTATCACAGACAATTATATTTTGTATAACACCATTCCTATCGATTAAACTAAATATTTGATTGCACCACATTGTACTGCTCCTTCCCTTTACTGCTCTGCCCATTTAACTATAACAATACCGGATCCACCATCTGCTCCATAATTAATGATTTCATTAAAGCTATCACAGCCACCACCACCACCACCTCCTCCAGTATTAGGTGTACCTGCAGTTGACACAATAAGTGATGACCCATTACTTCCGCATCCGTTACCTCCACCTCCTGCACCCCCTAATGCTTGTCCTATAACCCCTATACGTTCTCGGCCTCCTCCACCTCCGCCAGCATATATTGTACCTGATGCATTTTCGAAAGCTCTTGTTGTTGTTCCTTGTCCTGCACCGCCATAACCTCTGCCCCAGTAACTTGTTCCCCCATCTGAACCATTAGAACCATCCGAACCTCCTGCTCCTGCTATAGCCCTATTATAATGAGCTCCTCCTCCACCTCCAGAACCTCCTGCTGAACCCTTAGGGGAGCCTTGTTGTAATTGAGCACCTCCTGTAACTACTATTGAGCCAAAGGCTGAATTACCACCCCCATTACCTCTCCATGTATTACTCAGTCCACCTGCTCCAACTATAACGCTAATTGCTTGACCAGGAGTTACACTAACCACTTGAGTTATAGTGTAACCTCCTCCTCCTCCTCCTCCGCTATATGCCTCATCTGAACCATTTGTGACTGGATAATAACTACCCGAAGAACCTCCTCCAACTAAAAAAACAGTAATGCTTGTAACACCTATAGGAACCATCCAAGTTTGGGAAGAAGTAAAGACAATTTGCCCTGCTGGTACCGCCCCTTTCCAAGCCAACCTTGGTACTCCATTAACACCTATGTATATTTTTTTTACTTTTCGAGTTGCACCCCCAACTCCAATAAAGCATTTAGCTACTTTTCTCACCTGATTTGATATGTTTACGTACATTCCTCTCGCCATCTATCCACCTCTATTCATAAACAAAACAAATTGTTCCATTTGGTAATGATGTCGGAACCGTAGTTTGAAAAATAAAATCATTTTCCTGCATAACTTTACGGGGCGTTAAGTCCGCATTATTTGTCGTGAAAAGTCTTGAACCTGACTCAAATAAAGCTACAGCAGAAACCCCTGTTCTATGAAATCCAATTAAAGGAGGAGTATTATTATGCCCTTGAATTTCTATGTTCCCATTATTATACGCATTAGTTCCATCACTTCTTGAAAATATGGTTTTACCATATAAAACAGGGCTGTTAGTTGATGCTTTACCATTCCACGCCCCCTTCTCTGCATCCGTCACAAATCTATTATTAGCATCCTGTACAATTACTGACGCCGAATGATTTGCCGGATGAACATAATTGTTGGCATTTGCTGCAACACCTGCTAATTTGCTTTTTTCTGCATCTGTAAAATCATTAGAAGATAAACCTTTCCCCGCTTCTGCCTTTACATTAGCTTCCTCTAATTTATTCAGTTCCTCATCAATCACATCAAAGTTATTATTAAGCCCCTCTATACTGATATAATCACTATCCTGCTGCTTCTCCAGATTATAATTCTTTGTATATTCTGCCATACTATCACCTCTCTCTAATCTCTCCCCAAGTAAGTTCCGCCGCCTCACCCCAAGTCATATGTCCTACATCCTTCCAGGTGTTATAGGTATACTCAAACTCGAATCGTAAGTGTGCCGGTTTGATTTCTTCTATAGTAAGCCTTAAGTCTGCTATATTTGCAGGAATCCCCTTTGTTCCCACAAATCTAACTAGAAAACTACTGTTTTTGTTATTCTCAATCACTTCAACCTCACCGTTGGAATAAGACCTGGCAACTTGAGCAATCATTTGCTTTGTCACGGTCCCGGTGCCTCTGATTTTGGCTCTGATTCGCTCTCTTCGGAATTCATGGTTTTTTGTTACGTCAACCGTTAATCCATAGATTTTTTCATAACGACTTAAAAGCTCCGTAGAGGTATTGACAAAACACTGATTTAAGGTATTGTTAAAGTCTTCTGCAAGTGTATTGATATGAACACTTAACAATCCTTGTAAAGTTTCCATACTTTGGTTATTCACATAATAATCCGGCAAATGCTGCATCAGATTCATTCAGAAGTCACCTCCGTAAGTTCAAGATTCCCAACCATAGGCATTTCTGTTTCTGCTATTGCGACATTACTTGTATCGCCATTTAAGAATAAATCCGTATAATCTGAGATTCCTTCTGTTGCCAACAAAATACTACCCACTTTGGCATAGCTTACAACATAAGAGGAGAAGATGGTATTTTTAAGATAAGCCGCAAATGCACTGCGGAAGTTTTCTAATACTTCCTGTAATAATTTTGTTCCATCAAGGGTTATCTTAGCAGAAACTGAAATCTCCTTGCTGGCAGGGCTTGCTACAGTAACGGTTGCTCCTATGGGTCTGACGGTTTCTATGTAGTCAGCCACCGGCTTTTCAAGTCCTGTGTCAATTGACATATTACTGTCCACCACGATTACTTTTACAGTTCCGTTGCCATTCCATAGGGGATACACCTTGGCATCTCCCACTCCCGGAACCTCCAACGCCCACTTCTTATAGTTATCTGCGTTACCGCTGGTACTAGGCGACTGGACTTGTGCGTAAAATCTTGCTCTAAGATTATTGTCTGTTTCAATTTCCTCTCCGGCAGTAATAATATCTCCCAATATGGCAGTAACACCTTTTATGTTATCAAGGTTTAGCAGACTCCCACTGTAACGGTTTCCAATCTCTCCGCTCTGCTCACATTCTGCCTGATAGGTATTCTCTGTGAGCTGAGCGGTTATCTGATAAACACTTTCCTCCAGCCCCCATCTGCTTCCTATATGAATGGCATCCGAGGTCAGCACCTTACGAACTGCCTTGGTAGCCTGCTTTCTGCTTATTCCGTAGTCACCTACAACACGGTCTAAGTATTCACCCACCGCTGTATCTCCAGATACTAAATCCAGAAAGTTGCTTAAATTAAAATAGGTCTGAGCCAATTCATAGGCACAGGGTGCCAAAGCATCATAGAGAATACTTCCTTCTCTTTTATCTACATCCGTCGTAACCCGCT